AATGGATTACAGGCAGGCTAGGCTTTTCAGCTGAACCTGCAGGTAAAACCAGAGTTTTCGCCATCGCGGATTACTGGAGTCAAACTTCATTAAAGGTTATACAAGTTTCCTTGTATAACACACTACGGGCAATAAGTACGGATTGTACTGCAGACCAAGATAAGGGGTTTAAATCCCTACTCAAGGACTCGCAAAACAAGCCTACCTATTGTTTCGATTTAGAAGCAGCATCAGATAGAATACCTGCATTTATGCAAGCATTCCGTCTTGAGCTGTTAACAAACCGAACCGTAGCCGAAGCTTGGCTATCAGTAATGACGGATCGGACCTTCTTGGTGAAGACCACAGGACAAAGTCTGAGATGGGCGGTAGGTCAGCCTTTAGGCTTACTATCGTCCTTCCCTTCTTTTGCACTGTGGCACCATGACATCGTCCAGTTTGCCTACAGTCGAGTTAGAGCAAGACAGGGTCGTCACCCTATCAAGTTCTTCCAAGATTATAGGCTACTTGGTGATGACATAGTAATATTCAACAAGGAGGTAGCCGGTGAATACCAGTTCCTGATTGAGAAAGTTTATGGTATTACCATAAACAAATCAAAATCGGTAATTGGAGATTCAAAGAATTCCCAGATAGAGTTTACCAAAAGGTTATCTCTACGAGGGAAGGAGATGTCATCAATCAAACGTAATATTCTAACTAAGACTGACATGCAAAGCATGTTAGAATTAGTAGATATATTACAGATGAGAGATTTCATTTCCCCAGATACACGTCACTATGGTGTGTACTCGTTCTTGAGTTCAAAAGAACAAACACTGTTTAACTTCATGTTATGGGTTAGATCGCACGCGCAGGCCCCCTTTAATGGGGTAACCATGCCTTGTGAAATCGCTCGTGATTCCTTCGAAAATTTATTAAAGGAAAAACGGGCCCATAACTTAATGGAGAAAACAGCCTTGATTGATAAATACCTTTCAAAGGCAATGCCTTTAGATTGGTACTACAAACAAGGTTCGATACCCTATAGTGAAAGGGCTCTAGGATTAGGAAGTTACGAAAGTAACAACTTAATGCTTCACCCACTAGTGTGGGCTATAAATCAGACCGGTTTAGACCTTAGCATTGCGCTATCGACTATCTGGGATGAACAAAGTCCAGACGTGGCTCCTGTTGAGTATTTGCCAATCGTAAGCTCTAAGAGTTACTTCCATAAACCGCATAAGCGGTCTAGGGAGTTTCTCGCAGGGCTCATTGTTGACGTATTTACAGAGTTAAGCAATGAAACTTAAGCAGTGTAACATACCCTTCTTATCGAAAGGACTAAGAACAGGGATAGAATATGTTCTGGTCATGCCGAAAGGCTGAGCTATAGAAGCGATAACCCCGTAAGGG